TAGTAGCTCTTGCTGAGGCTCTAAAGGTGCGAGTGATCTCAAAAGGACCACCCCTTAAGTACTTTTGTCTGAAACCCATACAGAAATTTATGCATTCCATCATGAGAAAGCAACGTGTGTTCAGGTTAATAGGTGAACCCGTGACGGCTGAGTTTTTAGAATCAGTCTTCAGTGGAGTTGACGGCAAGTTTTTGTCTGTCGATTACATGTCAGCAACCGATCTTCTCAATCCAAGATTGAGTTTGGCTGCTGTTGATGAGATATGTAAAATTACTGGAATTCCCAGCGACCTATCTGTGATGTTTCGCGATGCTCTTTGTGGGCATACTGTCGAAGGTTCACCACAGAAATGGGGTCAGCTGATGGGATCAATAGTCAGTTTTCCCATACTTTGTTTGGTTAACGCTGCAATTTGTCGATTTTCCTATGAACTAGGTGAACAATTACCGTGGGGAGTTTCTCTCCAGGATTGTCCACTTTTAGTGAATGGTGATGACGGTTTATTGCGGTGTGGTCCAACTACTAAGAAGTATTGGGCGGATCTTGCAGCACTTGGTGGTTTAACCCCAAGTGTTGGTAAGGTTTATTTTCACGATACGTACTTAAATATTAATAGTACGTCTTTCACCGTGAATGAGTCAGGTAAATGCGTGTTACATCCCTATGTTAATATGGGTTTGGTAATGGGCATGACTCGCTCTGAAGGTAAAATGCAGGCGAACAATGTTACTGAGAATCAAGATTCTTTTGGAACAATTGGTTCGCGCCATCATGAGTTAATGAAAGGTTGTCCTGATGAGGTTCGACTATCCGTTCATAAAATGTTTATTAGAGAAAACTTTGAACTGTTGAGTTCTATAAAGGTTCCTTGGTATGTACCTGAATCGATGGGGGGGGTTGGTCTGATGCCATTTACGGTAACATCAGGCGAAGATATTGATGATTTTAAGATCTCTTATCTAGAAATAGATAAAGTCCGCTATGGACCTAGTGATCTCGACCTTAAGTGTTGTCGAATTATCAGCAATAAATACGCTAATGTTTCTGTGAGAAAGCTTCCGACCTCTCAGCCGGTTCAAGCACGTCAAGTATGGTACACGAAGAAAGGATTTGATATCCCTTCGTTACATGTTGTTGGCGCTGTCAGTTCAAACTTGACAGCGTGTGCAGATAGTCAGTCAGATGTGTTTTCCTTTATGGATCTATCGACTTTCTATTTCTGCCCATCTTTAGTTATGTCAGTGCAGCAGCAAAAGCTTAATGCACTTCGACAGAACGAACGAG